TACTTAAAGTTAGGGCGGTCACGCTGTACCCTTTTACGCTTTTCTTATTATGACGCTACTGCACACACCTAATTGAAATAACGTGTGCAATATGCAGGTTGTAATAGTTCACCAGAGCCTGCTCTTTCTAGCTTTACATATACTAAACCCAGATCTTTTCAAGCAATTGATCTACGTCCTGTGAAGGATAGTGGGTGTTAGTCTCCGCTACTGCGTCGGATGTTCCTTCCCCAGCGCAACCCTAGTGCCTGGTTTTATGGGTGCAATATAACTGGCTGCACAAGCCTATCAGTAGTAAATGAGTCTGGGGGAGTTAGCGGTTTACGCAGGAAGTATAAGAATTTATCTGTTGTACAGATATGTTAACTGTGTAGTTAAAGTTTGTCTTTGATATGATTTTTATGTACTTTTAAGTTGATAATGCCGTTATAGTAGTCTGCCGATTCTAGTACTTTTCTATCAAATTGCTCTTTTGCTTCTATGTAAGAGCACACTGCTTTTGCATTGCAATAGTGCAGTATCTCTCTTTTAAATTTATCTGGGCCTAGTTGAGCTAAGTCTGCTAATAGTTCTACGGATGAGCCATAATATGTTTGCCAGTCAGATTCAATCTTGCTTTTGATCTTCTTCCGCTTTTTTGTACCATTCTTTAGTTTAACAACCCGGTATGTGGTTTTAGAAAACTTTGATAGCTTCTTCCCCACATACTTTCGGTTGTTAGTTAGGTTTGTTATAAGGTACACAAACCCAACGCAGTCATCGGGTAATGCATCTACAACTTGATCGTTGTAAAACCACATTACTTGGTTGCTAACGCTTCTTTCTCCGCTGTAATCTCTTTACGGCGTTCTTTGATAGCTTTAGACATTTCCTGTAGTGCCTTACGAGCACGAGCGGCAGCGGCCTTAACGCCTTTACCTGCAAACTTTTCGTTTTCGGCTTTGTATGCTTCAAACTGTTCTAGTAAAATTTCATGATTTGTCATAATGTTCCTTAATTTTCAATGACTTGCGTATCCGCTTCAAGCATAGTGAATCCATTTTCTTTAACTACCATAAGCACATTATTAACACGGCTTGCTAGTTCATCTCTGTGTGAGATTAAGAAAATGTTACGATTCATCTCACGACCCATCGACTTTAGAACCGACATGGAGTGTTCAATACCCACACTATCCATTCCAGAATCAACAAGCTCGTCAATAAACATCAAGTTCATTGGCTCAGTGAAGCTTTCATACACATCTCTAAAACTCCAGCTCAATGCCAGAATTAAACGATTTCGTTCTCCTCGACTTAGGTTATCAAAATCAAAACTTTGTCCTAGCTGGCTAATGTCTACTTCCAGGTCACTTTTGAACGTAACTTGGTGCGGTAGTTGTAACTTATCCAAATAGTAACTTAGTCTGTGATTCAAATAAGCCAAGTTCTGTTCAATAATTCGCTTTCGTACAAATGAGTCCTTGCTTGTTAACAACTTTAACAAAAACTCTTGATGCTCAAGTAGTTTACTTACACGATTAATTTCGTCCCAGCTGACCAGAGCTAGTGCAGTATTACGCATGGCTTCGATTTGTTCTTGATAAGGATCTTCTTCTTGGACCTTGGCATCAAGTTGCTTGCGAATGTTTTCTAAGTTGTTTTTGTGAGCAGCCGCATCAGCTACGTCCTGATATTTGGTACGTGGACGATCGCCTAAGTTGCCAATGGTTCGAACAGCCATATCAGCTTGAGCTAGATAGCCATGTTCTTCACGAAGCGCATTAACAGTTAGATCTACAGCGGCTTGTGCATCTGCGGCCATTTGGTCATGCTTTTCATCATGTACATCCTGTCCACAACTTGGACATTGGTGAGCTTTAATAGATTCTAAACTCTTTTGTGCAACTGACAACGCATCCTGCAACTTCTTAACGTTGTTTTGGCGAGTGGCTAATTCTTTGTTGGCTAACTTAAGGCGACTTTCGTTATCCTTGTAAAGAGCTACAGCACGATGAGCCTCAAGCTCGGCTTCAATGTCTGTGTTTTCTAATTCAGTGATAGCGGCTTCAAATGCAGCCACGTCAGTTTCTTTCTTGTTAGACCAAACACGACTGCGGCGCTCTAAGTCATCAATGGTTGATTGAACACGAGCATTGCTTTCTTGTAGGGCCTTGATACGTGACTCTTCGTCTTTAATATCATCCTTGCTTTTCTTAATGAACTCGCGAAGGATCTCGGCTTTTTCACTTAACTGAGTAATGCCCAGTAGTTCTTCGATGATGTCACGTTGCTCGCCACTTTTCAAACTCAAGAAAGGCTGTGTATATGTGTTAAGTGCAACAAGATGCTTGAACATTTCTGCACTCATGCCAACAACTTTTTCAATTGCTTCTTGAGTTACACGGTTCTCACCAGCGCCTTCGTCTGTACCTGATTCATTAACTTCGTGATCGTCAACTAAGAATCGTAACACGTTAGGCTTACGACCACGTTCAATCGTATACTTGGCGCCGTTCTTTTCAAACTCAACTGTGACCAACATGCCTTTGGTGTTAGTTTTGTTAATGAGGTTCTCTTTGCGAATGTTAGTAAGTGCATTGCCGTAAATGGCATAGGATAGCGCATTAACCATTGTAGTTTTACCTACGCCGTTACGAGCACCATCGCCACCTAAGTCAAGATTGTTACCTAGCACAAGAGTCAACCCATGTTGATTCATGCGGAGTCCTTGGGTAACATTACCCACACTCATAAAGTTTTTAATTGTTAGATTGTTAAACTTAATCAAACTGTTAGTCCTTGGTAAATTTGCACAAGAATTTGTCTATCGATAACGTCAGAGTCAATTGCTTGAATCTGATTGAGAACAATTGCGTCAACTGATTCAAATTGAATCTCCCCGCCTTGCCATTCAGTTGCATGTTCTTCCTTCTTGCCAGGAATAAGCGACAGCTCACGCATGTTATACGTTTCTGCCCACTGCTCTTTGATGTATGTTGCTTCTTCGTAGCTAATATCTACGTCAATTGTAATACGAGCGAACGTTTGTTCATCAAATAGCTCAGCGTGACGATCAATGGCTTGAGTTAGTGTAAGTGTTTTAAACTTAGGAGCGCCTGGCCATGTGCGGAAGTCCGGCTCTCCACCATACTCCAAGAACATACAGCCGCGTTCGTCATCCCACGCATCAGCATAGTTGTGCGGGAAACAATTTCCCATGTACACAATGTTGCCCTTGCGTTGGCGCTTATGGAAGTGTCCCGAGAACACAAGTTCTTGATTGGGAAAGTGCCCTGCATTAAGCCCACCATGATCTGGCATTTCTACCATGGCGTTCATTTTAAAACTGGGCAGTTCAAAGTGGCCAAAGACATAACGGCTCTTGAGCTTCTTCATAGTTTCCCATTCGTTGCCAACGAGCCAGGGAATAATGGTCATGTCACCAACAGTAAGTGGCTCGTCGACTAACACCACATTGTCTAAGTGCTTGGCAAATGGTAGCGAGTTGATTTCTCGCTTTTCACGATATGCTAAATCGTGATTGCCCATAATCAAGTATACTTTTTCAAAGTGTTCTGATAGGTACTTGACGTTGGACGTTGTATAGTTTAGTGTGCTTACGTTAACAGTGGATCTGTTATTGTGCCAGTCACCAAGAAAGATGCATGTTTCAGCACCTTCTCGTTTGGCTTCGTCTACCATCCACTTGATAAAGTTTTCACAGTCGTTATTGTGACTTCGACTGTTATTACGTAGTCCAAAGTGAATGTCAGTGAAGCATACTGCTTTTTTAAATGCTTGAGTCATCAGTGATTATAACATTTCTGCAAGGGTATGTCTACAACGAACGAGCTCGTCCTTAAGGAAAAGTTTTCGTTTCTTAAGTGTTTGGGCAACAGGAGTATCGTTCTGGTGCTGTTGTTCAAGGATCAACAATTGCTTTTCAAGACTCTCGTGATGAATTTCTAAATGATCAATGTGTCGTTTCAAACTATCTGGGTGTTTCATGTTTACTCCTTAGTTAAGAATGGTGCAAGTTCAGGTGGCACCCAACCCAATGGCTTTAGTACTTTGCCGTCTTCGCGCTTTCGAACTTTGCCAGTTTCCTTGTCAATCTTGGCAAAGTTAGTTCGCATAACTTCTTTCCATGCACCTTCAGCATCAAAGCCAGCCGAATGAATAGCACCAATAGTAACAACCAAGATGTCAATAAGAGCATCTAGTGTTTCTACTTTGTCGTGTGCCGCAATAGCCACGCCTAATTCGTCGGCTTCCTCTTCAATCAGTTTCAAGTACATATTAAACTGATCTGCATCAAAGCCCTCAACGCTTTGGTCGCAAGCCTTCATAAATTTTTCTTGATCGCGAAATGGATTTGTCATCATGCTTCCTCACTATCCTCTAAAATAATTTCAGTAACTTCAATATCTGCATCGATATCAATGTCTGTTTCTAAATCAACATTAACAGGTAATTCTTCACCTGGTTCAACAGCAGCCACTGGATCTTTAAGTGCATTGTATCTTTCAATACCCTCAAGGTGTGCTTGTTGGCTTTCCATCTGGCGTGTCCAACTTGGCATTTGACCAGAATCTTGTAACATGTCATCGCGGATATCACGTTGACGTTTTTCTACGTTTAGCACACGAGTAAACGAGTTAGTAACTGCGGCTGTATAATAAGCAAATGGGTTCTGCGATTTGCCTTCGTCAAACTGAAGTGCAATTTGTGTAAGCTGAATAAGAGCTTGGCCACGCATTTCATCAACATAGCTATAGCCACGCCAGTTGCTTCGTAGGCTGTAACGTTCACATAGCTTTAAGAACATAGCACCTAAGCGATTTGTAATTTGTCCATGAGTTACACAAAACTCGCCTGTTTCTAAGTCTCCTTTCCAATGACTGCGAAGCACTTCGCGCCAAGTACCATCTTCATTTTGAACAAAATGTTTGAATGGAGGAAAGTTTACCTTGCTTCTATGATCAGCAATACTCTTAGGATTATTTTTACGGCCAGGCTCGAGGGGAATATGCTCAAACGTCATCATGCGAACAACAAGATCAGTGACTGGAATCTTTTTAGGATTGACTTCAAATTGATCTTGTTTTGGTTTGGTGCTTGCTTTGCCCTTTGCGGCTTCCCATTCTGCAATGGCAGCTTGGTATGCTTGTTGTTGTAACCTGGCCGCACGAGCTTCACGTGCTAAATTGATGGCACCTTCGGGGCAGGCTTTGGTTTTGCGATTATGAAAGCTCTTTAATTCGGTTACAATGTAATCATACTGCTCGACATCCTTGCTTTCTTTCCAGCAATAGCTCATCTTACTTGCATGGATTGCCGCTAAAATATCTTTATTCTTTAGGTAAATGGTTGTTGTTTTTTCTGACACTGTAGTCTCCTTATATCAAGTATAGCATAAAGTTGTAAGCATTGTCAACGGTAATATACCCACTTTATGGAAACGGTAAATAGGTATGGAGAAACTTTTAATGAAGATCAATGAGCTAAATTCCCGCATCGTTGCTGTGTACGCAGGCCGCTTCCACCCGTTCCACCATGGACACGCTGAAGTGTTTCGTGAACTCGCGAACAAGTTTGGCATTAACAATACTTACATCACATCAAGTGGCAAGGTAGAGCCAGAAAAGAGTCCGTTTTCATTTGCTGAAAAAGCACTTATGATGCAGGCTGCTGGCGTACCAAAAAAGAACATCGTAGAAGAAACAGTGCCATACGCACCAGTTAACTTGCCATCAAAGTTAGGACTTGATTCAAATAAAGACATTATGGTTTTTGGCGTAGGTAAAAAGGACATGGCCGAAGACCCACGTTTTTCGTTTAAGCCATTAAAAGACGGCTCTCCAAGTTACTTCCAGTTGTATACTGGTAAAAATTTACAACCATTTAGCAATGCTAAAAATGCCGACGGTACTCGTGCCGGCCACGGTTATGTGGTCCCTGTACGTGATGTACAGTTTAGCATAGCTGGGCAGTCAATCAACAGTGCAAGTCAAATTAGAAACTTGTACAAAGCCGCAGATGATGAAGGTCGTGTAGCAATTTTACATGAGCTATACCCAAACGGTGCCGCCCAAATTGACAAGATTAAACGCATCTTCGATGCCAAGTTAGGATAATACAATGGCCAATTTAGACAGTCGAGTTACAATTGAATTTAAAGCATTTGCTGAAATGGGCACTACGGATGAAAGTGGCCGCAAGACTGGTGAGAATGACATTCGTTCGTCAACATACAAGGAACCTGGTAAAAATCATATCTTAACATGGCCAAGTACTCCTAAGATCGCACAGTCGATTGAAGTAAATTACAGTACATGGGAATTGCAACACACTAACTATCAGCCAAGTGCTTTTGGTAATCGTTCAACTCCGGTGGTGACTATTAGTGGTCCCTGGTTTAGTCGTACTGAAGATGAAGCAAAGAAAACATTAACTGCTATTCATTTGCTACGTTCAGCAACAAGCATGTTTTATGGCCGCGAAGATAAGAACAAAGGAACGCCACCACCTATTGGTCGACTAAACGCTCATGGCCTTTATTCAAACACACCAGTGGTTGTAAAAACGTTTCAATATGATTATCCAAACGATGTTGATTACATTACAGTCGATATGTTCAATGGTAAGCAATCTGTGCCAGTGCTATTTGAAATGAGTGTTAGTTTGATTGTACAGATTAACGCAGTTGAGGCAGTTAAAGAATATACATTAGAAAATTTCTACACTGGCAAATTATTAGGAAACGGATACATTTAAAATGGCAACCACTGGAAAGAACCAATACGCTGATACGCCAATTCGAGACTTTTATCTCGACTTAGCAAAATTACCAACTGCCGCAGAAATCACAGACGGCAAAACAACCGAGACTATCGTAGTTGGACCTAAGTATCAGCATCGTCCAGATTTACTAAGCTATTCTCTGTATGGCAACAGTAACTACTGGTGGGTAATTGTATTGCTTAATCGCAATCAGCTTCGTGACCCTATTAGAGATTTAAAACCAGGAATGGTACTACGTGTACTAAGCAAAGCAGATATTGCTGGAGTAGTGTAATGGCAGAAAAACCAACTCATAATGATAATATCGGCTTGCCCGAGATTCATTATAACCCGTTGCAGAACTATCGTAGTGTAACTTACAACACTCGCCTGACTGCAATGCCAGCGTTTGAAGCCACACTGTCAAGATACGAACGAAGCTATGATTATAAAAAAGGTATCGTATTATGGGAAACCGGCGGATCGGGTTCGGTGTATCTTGAAGAAATGACAATGGAGTGTACAGGCGCTGGCAACAAGACAGGCAACTATATTACTCAGATTCCAATTAACTTTAAAGGCAAAGTAGTTGAGCCGTTGGGCGGAAGATTCATTGAAGAAATTAGTTTAGCAAATTACGACCTAGGCTATAAAAGCAATGACGGTGTGTATTTGTTTGAAATTATATTTTCTGGATACAACACAGATTCTGATTCGCCAGAAATCTGCAAGGGCTGGGAAGGCGAAGAATTAGTATTTCGCTGGTACGTTAGAATTAACGAACTGCAAATGAACCTGGACTACAAAGGTAGCACATACGATTTTGAATTTATAACTTCATCTGGCCAGGCCATGAATTCGGACTATACCCAACTTGAAGAGGGCTTTAGAATGGTAGGCACGCCAGCCACTGTTGGAAGTTTTTGTAAAGAATTAGCTGATGCATTAAACAAGCGCGAAGAAGAACATGTAAAAGATGGGCTTCGTTGTATTCCGCACAAGTATGTTATTACTGCACATAAGGACATTGTAAATTTAAAAATACAAAATGGCTTTTGGTCAAGAGCGTCGGCACAATTTAACATTGGTCGTGGAGAAGTACAAAGCCAACCAGGGCAAACAATCCAGTCATTTATTCTGGGACAATTGGCCAATAGTCAAGACATGATGAAGCATTTACATCGTATTCCCGATAAAAAAGATTACAACAGCAATGACGTTAAGCCAGGCAAGATAGATATTGTTCCTAAGAACGTTGTAATTATTCCTGGGGCAAAAGATGTGTCAGAAAACAAAGGTTATGCCTTTGATCCAAAGCTAGGAAGTTCTGCTAAAGAAATTCATTTTTTTGTTACAACCAAAGAAGATCCACGTAACATTATTGCACCACAAGAATACAAGGATGCACAGGATCCTGTTGAACGAAACAAACGTGTTGACAACTGGATTAAAAAAGGTCTATTGCGAAAAGTTTATAAGTGGATCCACACAGGTGAAAACTCTGAAGTTATCAACACTTCTTTAAAACTAAACTACATGTGGCGTAATGTGCGACCAATGTGGGTAAGCTCTGAAACTGGCAAGCAAATTGCACCATCTGGAACGTCAGCAACAGCCAAGAAAAAATCAGAAGCAGCTCGCACTAAAGCAATTAAATGTGATGATGCAAAGATGGTTGGAACTGAAACTCAGCGAGTTGCCGCAACTTATGCCGAGGATGCAGAGTTTGATCCTACCACTGGCAAGATACGTCCTAAACCAGGTTGGTATCCACACATGCCGCAATTTTATCATATGAACTTTGGCGTACAACAAAACTCACAACAAAGCGCATTGTCACCAGAAAACGCAAATGAGTACAGCGTATATAGACAAATTGGTTCTAACTTGTCAGGCAGTGGCGAAATGGTAGAATTGGATCTTGAAGTTGTTGGTGATCCGTATTGGTTAATGCAAATTCCTGGCACCCCAGGCAAACCGCCATGGGAAGAAGACGTGTGGGAATATGAAAAGGAACACTTAACCGAAGATCAAATGGCCGAAAAAAGAAAGAAAGCCGCAACACATACTTGGTTGCCGTTTATCTACTTTGAAGCACAAGTACCGTCGGCAACTAACAATGATAGTACAGATACAATGGCATTACGTGAGTCTGATGCAATCAGCGGCGTATATTTTGCCGTTACATTGACAAATAAATTTACCAAAGGCAAGTTTACCACTAACTTAAAATGTGCAAGAGAACCGTTGTCTAATCCATGGACTGGTAAAGCAACCAAGCCCAGCGCAACAAAAGGATCAACCCCAGGCAACGCCAACTCAGTTGGCCCAAGTAATCCAGGAGTTGATGCAATGGGCAACGTAACAGGATATTAAATGCAAGCAAATAATAAAGGTATTATTACAGGAGGTGTTGGTGCTGTTGGTAGCAAAATGCACGGCGTCTTCATTGGCAAGGTAAAAGACAACATTGACCCAGATGGTCTTGGCAGATTACGAGTGTGGATCCCCCAGCTAAGTTCCGCGGCTGAATCAAATAGTCAAAGTTGGTTTACTGTTCGCTATTGCCCGCCTTTTGCTGGTGCAACAAATACCAAAGATGAATCGCAGGCTAAAGACGCAACCAAATATGCACAGACAAATCAAAGCTATGGTATGTGGATGGTACCGCCTGATAAAAACGTACAAGTTATTTGTAGCTTTATCAATGGTGAATTAAATCAAGGCATTTGGTGGGCATGCTTGCCGCACGATGGTCACACCCATGCGATCCCAGCGGTTGCATCTGGTACAACACACGATGGTGAAACAACACCACTGGCTGAACGTAACCGTTACAATACTGCAGATCCTGATGTGGAACGCAGACCGAAGCATCCACTGAACAATGTTATTAGACGTCAAGGTCTTGAAAAAGACAAACGTCGTGGTCACATCAATGCTGGCCCATTTAGAAACAAAGAAAAACACACAGGTTTAGGTTATGGCATTTTAACACCAGGTCAACATCAGTTCGTAATGGACGATGGCGAAGGATTTAAAAATGGCCAAATACGTTTGCGTACTGCATCGGGCAATACCTTTATCATGGACAACGACGAAGGCTTCATTTACTTTATCAACGCAACAGGCAATGCTTGGATGCAACTTGACAAAGAAGGCAACGTTGACGTTTATGCTGGCGGATCTTTTAGCGTCAATGCCGAAGACAGTATTAATCTTCGTGCCGGCAATAACATCAACATAGATGCAGGCGCAAACTTAAATGCAGTTGCGGCAAAGAATTGGAATTTAGAAGCATGTGAAGTATTCAATGCCACAGGTACAACTGGCATGAAGTTAAGTACCAGTCAAAACATGAACATTCTTGCTGACAGTCAGTTTAAAATGACAGGTCAGCGCATTGACTTAAATGGCCCTCCTGCTGAACGTGCGACATTGCCTACACCAAACAGTTTAGTAACAAACTCGTCAGTTGGAAAAAGTGTTGCAGGCCGTGTTCCCGAAGCTGAACCCTATGGTGGGCACGTTAGTAAAGGCGGCGAGCAGCCTACGGTAGTACCAGGCGCCGCTCCAATTGATGATCCTACAATTACACCAGCACCAGAAAGCTACGAAGATAAGCCAGCACCAGAGGATACTGATGCTATTGCTTGCGTTCCAGAAGTAACACAAAGCAAATTAAGCGACGAAGGATTTAAGATCCTAAAAAGTCGAGAAGCATATTGTGGTATTATGTACAGTGACTACCAGGGTTACAGCATTGGTTATGGTATCCGCTTGGATATTTTTGGCCCCGGCGGCGGTGGCAAAATCGACGAAAACTTAAAGCAGGCATTGTTAGCTGGCCCCAGCGAACCAGAAGCACGTTTAGCCAGCCGTCAAATTATTGACCGCGAAAACACACCAAGAATTATGCGATCGTTGGAAAAAGCCAAAAGCGGAGCAGGCAAACCAATTTGTATTACACAGTCTCAAATTGATGCATTGATTATGGCTTCGTACAGCAGTCCAGCAAGTGCAGATAAAATGGCACAGGCACTGGTGCAAGCTGCCGCATCAACAGCAGATGGTAAGCCTACAAACGAAGATATTGCCAAAATTTGGGCCAACTCTCCGTATAACAACAGTAGCAAAGTTCGCAACAGTGATGCAAAATATGCAATGACTGGCAAGCCAAACTCTGATACACGAGTAATGGAACCAGAACAGCTACAAGCAGAAGGTATTAAGCGAGATTTATCACGTTTAAAGAACAACAAAGTTCAACTTCCGGATACATCAGGCTGGCGCACCCCTTATGGTAACGGCGGCCAAACTGGAACAAAGGTTGAAAATACTTACGGAAAACCAACTCCGCAACATTTAGCCCAATGGGAAAGAAGTTATTATCTAAACACTGGAAATGTGCCATATGGTAGCAACTTAACTGCGGCACAACTACGTGACAAGTACGGTTCTCCTCACACAGGAGGCAATAATCCTCCAAGTGCGCCATCTGCCACCTAAAGATAAAACCCAGCTTAATAAAACTTGGTAAATAGGTGTATGCCAAGTTACACTTCAAAATTCCGCGGGTACAGCTCGATTGGGACTAGTTTTTTAAATCCAGTCCTGTACGATCTTGCCCTTGCGAAACAAGACTTACTAAACCACTTTAATACTCGTAAGGGCGAGCGTATTATGATGCCAGAATTTGGCAGCATTGTATGGGATATGCTTTTTGAGCCATTGGACGATTACACCATCAATTTAATCGACGCTGATGTACGTTCAATTATCAAAGCAGATCCACGTTGGTTGTTGCAAAGTGTAGCTATCTCCGAAGGTCCCAATGCACTTAACATTGAAGTTGTAGTGACATATTTGCCAACAGACGAAACAGTAGTACTACCAATGGTATACGATAAAGGAACGAACACATTATGAGCCAGACACGACGCCTAGGACAGTTAAACGCCGCTGAAAGCTGGCTTAACAATTACCGCTATCTAGTAAACGCAGATTTTAAAGCATACGACTTTGAAAGTTTACGTACTGCATTATTAGACCACATTCAGCTAAACTATCCTGAAGATTTTAACGATTTTATCAACTCAAGCGAGTATGTTGCACTTGTTGACTTAATGGCGTTTATGGGACAAAACTTGTCCTTCCGTGCAGATTTAAACTTACGCGAAACTTTTTTGGAAACAGCAGAAGTTCGTGGCAATGTATTGAGTATTGCTCGCCAGTTGGGCTACAAGCCGTTCCGCAACGGTGCAGCCAATGGCTTCTTAAAAATTACGTCTGTAACTACTACACAAGAAATATACGACAGCAAAGGTACAAACCTAGCTGGTAAAACTATTGTTTGGGCTGATCCGCTGAATTTAGACTTCAATGAGCAGTTTTCATTAATCTTAAACCAGGCCCTAAACAAATCAAACCCAATCGGACGTCCAGTTAGTTCAGTATCTGCCAATGGCACTACACGACAAATTTATGAACTTGACCAACCAGATACACGAACAATGGTTGAGTCATTTTCATTGACTGCAAGAAATAATAACAGCTATTCATGTGAGCTGGTTCCAGTAACAATTGACACAACCACAGAGCTTGCTAAAGAAAATACACCAAACCCTTACGGTCGTCAGACTATTCTATTCAATAACGATGGTACCGGCTTTGGTTCTGGTAGCAACGGCTGGTTCTTTATGTTTAAGCAAGGTACTTTAAAGTTTGAAGACTTTATACTAAACACACGAGTTGAAAATCGTGTGATTGATTTACAAGGTAGCAACATTAACGAAACTGACATTTGGGTTCAAAGCATTGACTCGCAAGGACAAATTTTAGAACAATGGACTTCTGTTCCAAATACAAACAATAAAAACATTGTATTCAATGCAGTTGCTAAAGATGTACGAAAAGTATATGAAGTTATCACTCGTGAAAACGATTCAGTATCTCTAAAGTTTGGTGATGACATTTTTGCAGACATTCCAACTGGCAACATTCGTGTATGGTATCGCGAAAGTGCAAACGAAACATTGACAATCTCTCCTAACGATGTTGCAGGTTTAGAAATGTCATTGCGTTTTGTTGACGGTACATCTACAGAACAAGACTTGACAATTACACTTGAATTATCTACTCTAGCATCAAGCACTGCTGGCGAAACATTAGAGCAAATTAAAAATCGTGCAAGCCGCACAAGTGCAAGTCAAGATCGCATGATCACTGCTTCAGACTATAACATCTATCCAGAAGGTAAAGTAAGCGGTGTTGACAAGATCAAAGCAGTAAACAGAACACATGCAGGTCAAAGTGTGTATGCTGACTTGTCTGACCCAACTGGTACATACCGTCCTGTTATTACATTTGCTGACGATGGTTATATTTACGAAACTGAAGTAGTTACATCTACTACACGTGACTCATTATCGGGTCCACAAGAAGTATTGTCTTGGGTAGAAAACAGTTTATTGAACAGACACCTGCACCAGTTGTATTACAAAAAGTATTCTCCTATCACTCCAGAATCTGGTGTCAATGTCAAGTGGGTAACAGTAAGTTCTGGCAACGCAACTACTACAGGTCACTTTTCGATAGTAACAAACAATGCACCATTACGTATTGGTCGCGGTAGCCCAGATATCAAATACAGAACCATTGGCAAAAACAGCTTGGTAAAAACAACTGGCGGCAAGTGGAGCCGTGTGCTGGACGTATATCGAGAAGGTTTAGGCGTTAGCGATAATGATGGCAATAACACAGGCTTACGTGCCAATGGCCAAGGTGCTGTATTTTTAAATTCTATTTTAACATCTACAAGTGTTGAGGCATGGTTCCCATCATTGCGTACAATTTTTACTCCAACTGAGCAACGTGAAATTCTTGCTGAAATTCGTGCGGCACGTAGCTTTGGTTTAAAGTACGTAAACACATCAACTCAACCAGATCGTTGGAAAATTATTCCAGTAGACGCAGTTGTAGCAACAGGCGATTTGGTCGCCCCAACAGAGCAAAATTCAAATTCTGGTGCAAGCTGGTTAGTACGTTTAGAGTACGACACAACAACAGGTGCATGGACATTGTACACACGCAACGATCAAACAGTGTTTGGTAGCGTTGACCAGTTAACATTCCACAATCAACGTTTTGGCCAAGCAATTGACACTTCGTCAAAGCGTGTTCTTAAAGATACTATTAAGTTTTTAAAACAAAACGGATTAGAGTCTGAGTTGTCGCTTGATGTCAACGACTACTTTAAACTAGATGATGGCCGTTTTGATTCGACCCGTGTAATGTTATTATTACCTGGACTAAACGAAAACTTAGCACCAAATGATCCGGAAGTAATTAGCAAGCTAATCACAGGCAATGTAAAGTTTGAGCGTGTACCATTTGTTGACACCAAAGGACAGTATACATTAAAGCCAAGCAATACTACTGGCGTGATATTACCTGGCAGAAAAGATTTAAAAGTACAAAGCACTCACGTTCCATTGCGTGACAATAGAGTTGACGCATCAACAACAAACATTGTTGACATGTATGTGTTGACATCGAATTACAACAATGCTTATCGTGCTTGGGTTAATGCCGGCGGCATTGAATCTACAAAGCCATTGCCGCCGACTTCGTATGGTTTAGAAAAGTTAATGAGCTCTATTGTTCCTTATAAGAGTATCAGTGATAGCATTATCTTCCATCCTGTTAATTATAAAGTTATCTTTGGTAAGAATGCCGACAGCAGAAATCAAGTTAAGATTCGTATTACCAAGAGTGATACTACACGAGTAAGCGATGCTGAAATTCGCAGTCGTGTTATTGCGGCAATTAACCAATACTTCTCGGTTGATAATTGGGACTTTGGCGAGACATTTTATTTTACTGACATGGCTGCTTGGATACATAAGTCGTTAGGCGGAATTATCAGTAGCATTGTGTTGGTACCAAAACAAAAACAGTTGACAAGTAATGACTTGTTCCAAATTCCATGTGAGGATAATGAAATTTTTATCAGTAGCGCAACGGTAAATGACGTTGAAGTTGTTTCAAATTAATAAGGCATAGAGATGGCAAAAGATCCAAAAAAGTTAAATCCAGAAAACCCATACAGCAAAACATATCCAGGGCAGGATTTAAACACAGGCGTTTCACCTAAGACAACCGACTTACTACCTACGGTTTTTAGAACTGAAACAAATAAGAAAGTTCTAAGTGCAGTAATGGAAGACTTGTTTCAACCAAGTTCCGTTGAAACATTGAACTATGCTGTCGGACGTAATAGAACAAAGTTCACTGGCTTGGACTATTTGCCACATCCTACTGCTCGCAGACAATTAGAAACTGGATTGGTATTATTCAATGATGATAAGGTATCAGTATTAACAGCAGACGACATTGCAACAGCGTGGGATTTGAATGATAGAACACGTGAAACAGTAGAACCAATTAGTATTTTAGATTTGCCAATTGATCCAGACAAGTTTTTAAATTGGGCAAACTACCATTGGATTGAAGAACGTATGCCAGTGGTTTTCTTAACCAGCGGTAATACTGACTTAAATGTACAGGCTGACATTGTTGGTAAGAAATATTACACATTACCTGTACAGCCAAACGGTCGTAGTTTAGAATTTAAAAATGGCATGCGGGTGGTATTTCACCAACGACCAGGTTTAACTGATATCAATGGCGACTTGGATTTAGATTTGCTAACAAATGGAACTGATCAATTACACCTAGACTATGAATTTGTCAACTACAATCGAGGTTTAATTGGTGTTTCAGTTGACGGTGTTATATTAACACAAGGTGTAGAATATTATATCACTGGGAACCACATTGTATGGCTAACTGAAGTTCCTGCACTAAAAGCAGTACATGTCCACGCACCAAACTTTTACATCACATTAGATGAAGAACTACGATTGCGTTCGTGGCTAGTAACAGGTGTTGGCACCGAAGAAGGTATTCAACTATTAGGGTTAGCATCGCAGTTTACAAACACTGTTTACAGTAAATTGTCAAACGCATTGTGGGACCAATCAGCAGTGCCTTGGGATCGTGTTGAATGGGATGGCTTTATTCCTGGTATCAACCCTAAGGAATACATCTTACAAGAGCTTGGCGCAAAAAACAGAAATGCACACAGCCGAACAAACTGCTGGTTCCACAAATCTGCAATTCAAACCGTAGTTGACTTTTTAGGAATTGAATTCAGCGACATTGCAAAAAGCGATAGTCAAGCATTACGTCCTATTGTTGAATTTGAAAACAGCCTAGAGCTATACAACCACGGTACACGCTATCGTGCATGGCCAACGTTCCTGGTTAACGAATTAAACATTAGCGTACCAGACTTCATTGGCTTGCCTTTATTAGATAAAAATACAACAGTATTGAACTCAAAATACATGTCTTTGTTGTCTAAATTAGATAGACCAGTTGACATCGTTGTACAAACACAAATTGGTGCTAATTTTAAATTGGCACTAAACGCATCGTCTATTCCGCAAGACGAGCTTATTAAGATATTGTCTAATCTTGACAAGGACAATGCCGCTGGCAGAATTCCAAAGTATGCAGTTTACAAAATAAGCGGCAACGGTATTACTTGGATTAAAAACCCACCAGCGTCAAACTGGACAATTACCTACAGAATTTCTGGCGTGCTATTGTCTGCTTTACGTATTCTATGGTTAGCTAAAGATTCAAATGTTAATACAATTTTAAACATTAAACACGACAGCGTAGCAACGACTGGAGTTTCAAAAGAAGTAGCAAATGATGGCGATGCAGTAGTGATCAATGTAACGTCATCTGCTGACCCGCATTACTTAAAAGAGTATCATTGGAAGAATGGCGTTGCTGTTCCAGCTACATTCCGTACTACTGCGATCCAACAACCAGTGTTTGAAATTTACAGCCGCGACGGCGTTAAGCTAAGTTCAAACACAAGAACAAAGCCATCAGTAGTTAACAGCACGATTATTAAGATTAAATCTGGCGCACATTTTGATGATGAGTCGGGTTATAACATTGACTTCTTGCCAACTCAATTCACGCAGTTAAGTGCTGATAATACAGCAGTGAATAGCATGTATAACATCTTGTTTGAACACACGCTTCAAACAACAGCATTGTATATTGACAGCACTGGTACTCAACAGCCAGTTCCAGGCCCATACTCATTCCGTAGATTTGCAGGCAGTGATACAGTGTCTGAACTAAGCAATGGCTATCGTCGTGCATGGTTCAAGTTAAAAAGCTGGGCACTTCGCTCACAAAACATTGACGGCCCAACAACTATTCAGTTAGATAGTTCAATGTGGCCAGAATACAATTGGGCAGTTAAGATTGCCAATGGTGTCGGTACAGTATTGCACACTGACGACTTTAAACAGGTTGTTGATAATGTAGCAGTTGCCGCACGTGGTCGAACTGTCTCATTTAAAGTCTACCACAATGGATTGCAAACTGTAGCGACAGTACGCGGCCAAGGCTTTGAAGCTTTTGATGTTCCTGTAGTAGATGGTGCGTTATCATTTGTTGTTCCAACAACAGCAGTTGATACGTTAACCGTTTCGGTTGGCTTTATCAACTTTACTGCTCGTCTAATTGAACTCGTTGATGATCCTCGATTTGTAAAGATAAAATTAAATGGTCTTCCTGTAGACTATACAGCTGATTCAACTGCTTATACAGTTACATTAAATGGCACAGGTGTTGTTGAACTACAGCATCAAGGTAACAACATCGATGGAGACCATTTAACTGCTATTCCTGGCATTGATTATAATCCAGAACAATTTGAAAATTTTGGTGAGATTAGCGTGGCACGAATTGTCAAAGGCTTGTCAAAAAATATTGCAATAAACACCGCTGGCAAGCGTGAATGGATTGATAGTCCAAAGTTTAAAACACTCGACGGCATTTACATGGCTGACAACAGTGCTATTCGTTCTTCATGGGCAAACTTTGCATTGCAACCTGGGCTACAAGATGTTGTAGTTGCACGTTCAATGAGTGCTTGGAGATGGTACCGTAAGTTTATTTCCAAGTTAGAAGAAAGCAATATTGTTTATAACATCAGCGAATACGGCATTAGCAATACACTTGACCGTATGTTAAGTGAAATGCTATTAGGTGTAAATTATAGCTCAGTTGATGCAGTTTCAGGTATGGCATTTACTCGCGACGGTATGCAATTGAATACAGTAACAGCCAATGGCGGTAATACATTTAATATTGGTTCTGCTGATTTGTTTACTTTACCATATGCTGCCGATCATGTTTATGTTTACGTAAACGATAATTTACAATTGCGTGGCGTTGACTATACAATCAGCAATCAGCAAGTTGTTTTCAATACCGCGCCTGCAATTGACAGCGTTATTGAGATTTATTTTGCTGGTCAAACAGAAGTGTATTCTGGTATCCCGGCAAGTACAGCCAAACTTGGCTTGGGCGGTGTTTATGTTCCGGGATTAGTAACAGAAACTTGGGGCACAAACTCTAAGACGTTTATTCAACGTCACGACGGCTCACGCATTACTGCATACACAGATCCAGAATCTGGAGAAGTTACAGATAGCTATCTACTGAATGCAATTATTTTAGAATTAGAAAAACGAATCTACAATGCTTGTATCAACTCAGTTGGGCAAGCTAATAGACAGTACGCAGTTAGAAACTATTCGGCAGAAGAAATAACCGAGTCACAGTCTCGTTCACAGTTGGAGTGGTACTCTATCAATGGCATCGATTACAGAAGTCGTAACGACTTTGATGCCAACGATGCTTGGACATGGAACTACGGTGGTGCAAGTTGGAGAAAGTTATACTTAGATTTCTACGGAACTTATCGCTTGCACCAATCTCCGTGGGAAGCATTAGGCTACGACAGCAAGCCAACTTGGTGGGATGCTCATTACTCATGGACTGATGCGACTAAGCGTCAATCACTTGAACTGGCATTATACTTTGGTATTTTAAATGAACCAGGCAGCGCGGCTTTTACAGACCCCGAGTTTGCACACCCACACGCAACATACCCAGTTGATGCGTACGGCAATTTACTAAGCCCATTTGATGCTGGTATTGCTTCTCCAACAGTTGATGAAGCACAACAGCCTTGGGAAATTGGTGCAATGGGTCCAGCTGAAATGGCATGGCGACGAAGTGTAAGCGGCACATGGAGTAACGTACTTCATGCATTAGATCGCTACGACCTGGCGAACGAGTTTTTTGATAGTTCAATTAACCCGTTTATCCAAACAGTACATAACAACAGCACAGCACCTAAAGGAACAGGTAGTATTGCACCTGACCAATTCTTATACGCACGTACCTTAATTGGTATTGGTGCAGTATTGTTTGAAGGCTACCGCGAATTTAATTTATTAGGCGAGTCACCATTGGATGACTTATTGGCCATTGGCACAAAGTTAGAGTTTAGTGTTGGTGGGTTCACTGACGGTGTTATCACATTAAAAATGCCGTATACTAAATTCCAAGACAATGAAAACGTACCTGATAATGACTTTGGTTTAACATTGAGCCACGGTATTCCAAAAGAACAACTACGCTACACTTCTGTGCGAGTTGAAAAGGACGATGTTGGATTCCGTGTGTACGGCTTTGATCCAAAGTATAGATTCTTTAAAGTCCTAACCCCAACAGCAAACGCACTGTCAACAGGATATCCTACAACTCGTCGCCAGTTGGCAACTGGCTATGGTACGTTTGTTGAGTATACACAATGGAACACTACTCCAGTGGCAGTTCCTTATGGATCATACGTTGCAAATAAACAAGACTTGATTACATTATTAATGGGCCTTGGCGAATACCAAAAGCAACAGGGTCTTGTGTTTGATACTATAAACAGTCGTGGCACTATAACAGACTGGAAACAAGCGGCAATTGATGCCATTGCCTGGAGCGAAGAACAATGGGGCAAAGAACACTTCTGTATTGTAGGTGTTGCAACAACTGATGGTTTAAAAATTCATCACCCAATGGGCGCACTAAGCAGACTTGACGCTGACCTTGGACGCACTGGTAAAGTGTTGTATGCTAATGGACGTTCGGCTACTGCCGCAGAGTTGTTAATTACTCGCGACTTTGAACCAAATACAGATAAAATTACTCCATTGACAAATGATCAGGTTGTATTTGTAAACTTTGAAACACAATATTATGATCACGTTTTCTTTATCAGCAACAAAACTAAGTTTGGTGATTTGATTGCTGACTTACAAACAGATAATAGATTACAAGATCTAACAATTGCAGGCCGTAGAACTTACAACTGGACAGGTCGCCCTTCTGCACTTGGTATATTACCACAGCAGTACAGCACCTTGCCTGGTTTCGATACACTTGTAAATGATATTGTTGCAAGTCACATGCCAGAACGTGTTGCATTTGATACACTTAAAACTGACATTGCCCGAGGAAACGTAGTACCTTCAAAGAAAAGTGTTGTTGCCGACATTGTACAAGACAGTACAAGTGCATATCTATATCGTCAAGGCTTACAAAGTGCTGTTGGTACAAACTTGGCCATTAATGCATTGTTTAGAAACAGAAACATTGATATTCCAGGTAACGAACAAGACGTAAGTGTTAATGAACAGTGGATGTTTAACACTGGCGAGTTTGGCAATTTGTCAAACAAGAAAACTTGGGAAATTGAACTTCGTAAAAAAGACCTAACAAGTAATCGTCAAATTGTAAGATTCCGCGATGATGCACTTGGGGTTACAGATTTGCGAAGCGACAACATCATTGACATTGTTGGCAAAGCTGATCCACGTTGGGTTTCTCGTCCAAGCGATTACTTGTTTAAAACAATCAACAGAGATGCCATTGACAAGAACTATAGCAAGTCGCAGAATTGGTTGCCAAGTGCTGGTCTAGCTGACGTTGTTACTACTGACGTAGAAATCATGCGCCTAAGCGAACTTACATTTGACAAGTTGCTCAATGTAGAAGATTCTGCGGTATTGTTTAAAACACAATCATTTAGTAGATACAACGATTACAACACTGGCGATTACGTTTGGCATCAAGGTAAGTTGTACAGAGCAACAGTTCGTATCATTGGGTCTGATGTTAGTGCATTTGATAGCACACAATGGGCCGAAGTACTAATAACAGGCACAATGCTTCCGTCTATTTGGATTAGTGATTACATCTTTACAAATCCACAAGGTTATGGCTGGAACGTTCTGCAGGCATTTGCCCCTGCGTACATTGAAGAAATTTGTCCAAACGCATTCAATACTGGCTTAAACGAAAGTAAGGCTTCGTTTGCTAGCCCACACAGATTAGCAAAAGGCGATTCGTTTATTGTTGCTGGCACAAATGATGGAAACTACAACGGAGTACATCAAGTTAAAGAAGTAGTTGATGACTATAACGTATTAATTCAAGCACGTAGTACCAGCAACGAAGTAGTGTATAACGCAGTTGGATTCAAATTAAGTTCTGTTAAATTTACAACAGACGAGGAATTCTTGGCATCTACTCTATCATTCAGTGCAGGTATGACAGCGTATGTTGATTATGGTGACATTGAAGGTAGCTACAAGATTTACACCTTCACTGGCAATGGCCAAGCCAATGCACAGCAGTATAACATTGAAAACTACAGCAATTCAATGATTGATAGTGGATCAATTTATCAAGTGCAGTTGTTTGATTACGATACCGAAGATTTGATTCAAACTCTTGAAGTTTATGATCCATACAAGGGCTTGACAATTGATGACGTTGCTCAATATATCGACTTTAAGCAATTGCCAGACCCTGCAAGTTACAACGTTAACGAGCTAGGCTTAATTGACGAATACAACTCAACACCGTGGGGCGCTGAACAAGTTGGCAAATTATGGTGGGACCTAGACAAAGTACGTTACATTGAATACGAACAGTCAGGTAATTTACAGTACCGTGCCAATCATTGGGGCGAACGCTTTGCTGACAGTGAAGTTGCCATCTACGAATGGGTAGGTAGTGCAGAACTACCATCTACAGACGTTGCACCAGACGCATACTTAGATACTAGCGGTAATGCTGACGGTCAAA